CAACGTTTGATCTTATTGAGTCAAAGACAGACATTTCAGAAGGTGATTACTGGGAAAACATTGCCTTTGTCGGTGAAACAATGGATGAAAGAAAGGTCATTGCGATTCTTGAAAATGTTATCTGTACATCAGGCTTTAACAGTGAAGGAAAAGCCAAAGAAGGTTCAGTGGGTGCGTACACATTCGCTTGCCACGCTGATATAACATCAGACCTTACAAAACTTCCTTGGAAAATTTACTACCCAAAGGAATCAGCATAGAGGTGAACTAATATGAAGGTCAATGTAATTAAAGAATTTGTTGACCGCCACACAGGGGAACTGCACACAGTTGGCAGTTCCTTTGAATGTGGGGAAAACAGGTTTAGAGAAATAGAAGAATCCGGCCAATATGTTGAGCCTGTGGTTATTGATAAATAAGAAGCCGAACACAAAGCGGTTAAAAGGAAAGGAATATAAGGATGAGCGAAACATCAGTTGAAACAATCGAAGAAATCAAAGAAGTAAAAGAGGATGCAATCATTGAAAATCCATATCCACTTAGGAAGTTATCAAGTAAAGATGTATTTATCTTTTCAACTATTCTGAAACAGATTGGATATGCAGAACTTAAGGAGTGCTTCCATTCAGCGGAAGTCAAGAAACTTATCGCAAAGATGCCGGGTGCCGCAAAGATGCCGGGTGCAATTGATGAAATCGGGCTTTCAATCGTGCTTGATATATCAACAGTGGTGATTTCCAACCTTGCAAGTGCAGAAGAAAGCATCTATCAGCTTTTATCGAATTTATCAGGCAAAACAAAGACAGAAATCGCAAATCTTGATGCCGAAGTATTCATGGCAATGATTGTGGATGTATTCAAGCAGGATGGATTCAGAAATTTTTTCAAGGTTGTTTCAAAATTGTTCAAATAGGTGACATCATGTTCATGGATTTGCTGTTTAAAAGATATTCAAATCCATATGAACTGATGGACCAGATGATTTTATGTGGAAGATTTCTTGATTTTATTTGCGAATTTGTTGAGATAACAAATGATGATTTGTTATGGGAATACTATCTGCACTATCCATTTCTTGAATTGTCTTATGATGAGTTTAAAAGAAGACTTGGATTTGGGAATGATGAACCACAGCCAAAATCCAATCTTGAAGCAACAGTAATACAATCAATGAACATCCTGGACAACTTTGTCCCGGATGGCTAAAAAGGCTGATATTTTCAGCCTTTTTTATTTTGAAAAGAAAAGGGGGTGAACCTTATGGAATTATTTAAGATATTAGGAACTATTGCAATAAGTGGGGCTGAAAAAGCGGAAAAAGATACAGAAAAAGTGTCTGATGCATCACAGAAGTCTGCAAAAAAAATCGGTGAATCATTCAAAACGGTTGGAAATACCTATGAAGCAATAGGGAAAACGATTGTTAAAATGGCAAAAGTAGGTGTGGCTGCGATTGGAACAGTATCAACGGTGGTGGGGGCTTTGACTAAGTCAGCAGTTGAAAATTACGCTGAATACGAACAGCTTGTCGGCGGTGTTGAGACACTTTTCAAAGATAGTGCAAACCGGGTTATTGAATATGCGAACAATGCGTATAAGACCGCCGGGTTATCTGCGAATGAATACATGGACACTGTAACAAGTTTTTCAGCGTCACTGTTACAGTCATTAGACGGAGACACGGCAAAGGCTACCGAATCGGCGAATTTAGCGATTACGGATATGGCGGATAATGCCAATAAAATGGGTACCGCCATGGAATCAATTCAGAACGCATACCAAGGCTTCGCAAAGCAAAATTACACTATGCTGGATAATCTGAAGCTTGGATATGGCGGAACAAAAGAAGAAATGATTCGATTGCTTGAGGATGCTGAAAAGATTTCAGGAATCAAATATGATATATCTTCTTTCAGTGATATTGTTGATGCTATTCATGTTGTACAAACCGAAATGGGAATAACAGGTACAACTTCAAAAGAAGCAGCAACCACTATTCAAGGTTCTATATCGTCAATGAAGGGTGCATGGACTAATTTCGTTACCGGAATGGCTGATGAATCACAGGATTTTGGCACTTTAGTTAATAATGTGATTGATTCTGTATTAACAGTTGCATCTAACCTTGTGCCGAGGATAATGGAAACGTTACCACGGCTTATAGACGGTCTTTCACAGTTAGTACAGAAAATAGTTCCTTACATCCCTCAGCTCCTGAAAACATTGGTTCCGTCAATTGTAGACGGGGCGAAAAGATTATTGAATGATGTCACTAATCAATTACCTGACTTATTAGAAACAATTCTTCCCGGATTTGGTGGAGAATTAGGAAAGAATATTGTTAAATTTATAAACACGTTTAAGTCGATATTCAGCAAAATCATTCCTATGCTGCAGAATTTTGGAAAGAAGATATTGCCTGTCATATCACAGGTCCTTGATAAAATTTTACCAGCTTTTGAGAAAATTATTGAAAACTTACTGCCACCATTGGAAGACATATTAGATACCATTATTCCAGTTCTTTTGAATTTAATAGATGTAATCTTGCCACCATTGGAAGAATTGCTTCCAATGATAATGGATGCTTTATCTATGATTTTAGAACCATTGGCGGAACTTGTAGAAGCAATATTGCCACCACTTCAAAGCCTGCTTGATATACTTCTCCCAATTCTTTCGGGCTTTTTGGACGTGTTACAGCCGATTCTTGACGTTGTAGTGTCTTTATTACAGCCGATTCTTGACCTTGTCGGAAGCGGGCTTAATGCACTTGCTGAAGCCTTTGGTTTTGCAAAAGAAAAGACAGATGCAGCGGTTCAGGCTGCAATGGATGAAGCAGATGCCATGCGTGATATGAGAGACGCAGCGAATGAAGCGAGAGATGCAATAGATCAGAAAGCAGAAAAAGAACTTGCTAATGTGTCAACAGTAGAAAGCCTGTGGCAGGAATTACAGAACTTAGCAGATGAACAGGGTAATGTTTCCGAAAAAGACAGGGCAAGGGCAGAGTTCATAACAGGGCAGCTGTCTGAAGCACTTGGAACCGAGATTCAGTGGACCGGCAATCAGATTCAGAACTACAAGAACCTGCAGGAAGAAATTGATAAAACAATTGAGAAAAAGAAATTGGAAATTCTTCTTGAAGCGTCCGAAGAAAAATATAAAACTGCTATTCAGAATAGGACAGAAGCAGAAAACAATTTGAATGAAGCATCACAAAGAAGGGCAGAAGCATACGCAAAACTTACAGAACTTGAAAAACAGGGTGTTGATAAAAGTTCCGAATCATGGACAAATGCGCAGGCAATAGCATCATCAGCGCAAGAAGCCTTTCTTGAAGCACAAAACATTGTTGGAGAATACTATTCAGATATTTCACAGTACGAGACTGCACAAACTTTAATAATGCAGGGTGAAAACGAAAAAGCAATTGATTTACTTAATAAAAAAGGACAGGCTTTTCAGGCTGCTTCTGATTTAGCTTCCAAGTCAGCAGATGAACAGAAAGCAATTCTTGAAAAGCAGATGGAAGATGCAGCGGTCAATCTCTCAAACCAGGTTGAATTGTATAAAAAAATGTCAAAGAACTGTACTGATGAAGAACGTGAAATGTATGAGAAGAATTTGAAAGAAGCACAGGACTATTTCACAAAAGCTTCACAGGAATATACAAAAGCAGGTGGCGAAATTGGTGAAAATTTTTTCAAAAGTATGAGCAGCAAGCTGACATCATGGCAGTTTGAATCTGTTGGAAGTTATATGATCCAGGGTATTGCAAATGGTGCAGAGGGCAATAAAGTTACTCTTATGCAGAAACTCGGTAAAATAATGAATGAAGCATTTTCTTCCGTATATTCAAATGGGACTTCGGGAAAGACTTCAAGCAATACTTCAACGTCATCATCATCACATAAGACACCTCACCTTGCAAAAGGTGGAGTTCTCAGGAAAGGACAGATTGGATTCCTTGAAGGTGATGGGGATGAAGCCGTGGTTCCATTGGAAAAAAACACCGGATGGATTAATAAACTTGCTGATAAGCTAAATAATAGTGGCGGTAATGATGTTGTTGGTAAGATTGATGAACTTATCAAAGCCATCACATCAATGAATATTGTACTTGACACTGGAACAATGGTTGGCGAAATGGCCCCTGCCATGGATGCACAGCTTGGTGATATTTACTCAGCCAAAGAAAGGGGCCGATAAATGAATCAAATTAAATTTGGAACGTACAAAAGCTATGATAATTTGAATCTGATATGCACTAAGAAGACAATTGGAAGTCCTGCTGTAAAGGAATCGACAGTTGAAGTGGAAGGCGGTGATGGTGTTCTTGATTACACCGAATATTTCGGGGATGTCAAGTATAATAACCGCCAATTGAATTTTGAATTTGAATCAATAGTAGCACAAACGCAGTTCCCGGAACTGTATTCTGCAATATTGGATGCACTACACGGGAAAAAAGTCCAAATTGTTCTTGATGAAGATCCTGACTTCTATTATGTGGGAAGACTTGAAGTATCAGATTTCGCAAATGAAAGAGGAATTGGAAGCATCAAGATTGATTGCGATTGTGAACCTTACAAGTATAAGAAGAATAAAACAGTGGTGTCACAGGCTGTCAGTGGTTCTACAACCATTACACTTCCAAACCTTAGAAAAAGAGTTGTGCCAACCATTACAAGTGATGCAACAATGACATTTGTTTTTGGTAAAAAAACAATTCAGCACAGTGCAGGCACATTCATTATCCCAACTTTGGAACTTGTCGAAGGCACTAATACAGTAACAGTTACCGGAACAGGTAATGTTACATTCACTTATCAGGAAGGAAGGCTGTAGGACCATGTATGAAGTATACTGTGATAGTTTTCTGTTGTATTCAAGCACAATAGATAATTTGAAAATAATAAAACCAAAGGTGTCGCTTGAAGATAACAAGACAGGGTCATTCACCTTCACTATATATCCGGATCATCCGTATTATGATGTAATTAAGAAACTGACATCCCTTGTCACAGTATATCAAGATGATTATCTGCTGTTTCGGGGAAGGGTGCTTAATGAAGAAATAGGATTCTACAATGAAAAGTCAATCACTTGTGAGGGTGAATTGGCTTTTTTATTGGATTCGATTCA